TACCGAACTAGGTCTGCAATTGTCGAAGATATCACGCATGACAGATGAAAGATATGAGACAAGGTCCTGAGTACACTATGCGAGGCGCTTATTGGCATGATGGAAAATTAGTTATTCCAATTCCACCTGAGCTTCATGATTTGTTTGAATTTAGTACTATTGTAATTTGGCGGGAGGGTAAAACTTCGAAGATTACAGTCATTCCTATAGATACTGTTTAGGACGCTGTAAGAGATATTATATCATGAAAAATGAAAGTGTCAAGTTATGGTACACACATGTTAATCGTAATACTATTAACTCTAATACTAAGCACGGCAAGCATGATCCTCCTATCCGTATTCAATTCGGAACTTATGGACAAAGCATCTATTGTAATTCCGTTGAGTTACCCTCTAGTTCTCGGATGGTTTATTCTCCTGACGTACCTATACTCCCTTGTGGTGCTCGCTTAGTAATCATAAGTGATCAAAAGCCAACCATACTTAGTTGACACACACTAGAAATTAGTGTACTATATAGAGTCGAGTTACGGACCTAAAGCATTGATAGTGATGCCCCAGCTTGTCTCTGGGTGAAGATGGTGCAAGTCCATCTAGGAACGCCAAAGTTCAAAAACAATAAAAAACTGAAACGAAAGAAAACTAGAAAATGCTTATTCAAGGCAAGGCCAAGTGGGCCAAGGTCATCGGCGAACCCGCTTGGGGTTATGAGAACAAGTTCCGGGAATGGTCCATTGATGTGTACCTCGATCCGGACACCGTCAAGAAGTTGAAGGCGGAGGGTCTCGGACAAAAGATCAAAGACAAGGGTAATGGAGAGTACATTAGCTTTAAGCGTAAGGAACTCAAGGCGGATGGTACCCCCAACCAACCTATTCGGGTTGTGGACCATCACGGAGAGCCTTGGGACAACCGGAAGATTGGTAACGGGTCGACTGTTAACGTCAACTTCGTTGTCAATGAGTACAAGCCCGGTCAAAAGATCGCCAGCATCCTGAGTCTTCAGGTCTGGGACTACGTGCCTTACACCGGCGGGGAGTTCCCCATTAAGAATGATCAAGAAGAGAACTGGACCGAGGAGGCCGCCTAAATGCTAGTGACCCTTTTCCTTGTCGTTGTAGCCTTTGCTGTTGGTGTCGGTATCGGGATTAACACCCGTAACACACCCACGATTGACGCCGCCATTAATGTTCTTAAAGAAGCCGAGGTGGATGCTCAAGCAGTTGTTAATAAGATCACCAACCACAAGAACAGTTGATTAATCATCAGTTAGTCGAAGATATCTACGGGGTTGTGGAGAACGGCGCTAAGGTCACTGAAGAGCAAGTCCAGGAATTTGGTCACACGCTCGCAAACCTCATTGCTGAACGTCTACAACCCCGTGAGGAGCGTGAGCGAAAGTTCACTCTCCGAATGTCCAATATAGGTAAAGGCGCAAGACAGTTATGGTACGACAAACACTATGGTAGGGAAGAGCAACTACCTGCGCCAACGCTTATTAAATTCATCTTCGGCGATATCATTGAACAGCTCGTTTTATTCCTTGCCATGGTATCGGGCCATAAGGTTACACATCGACAGGCAGAAGTTAAACTACGCGATGTTAAAGGCCATATCGACGCTGACATCGACGGGGTCACAGTAGATGTCAAAAGTGCGAGTACTCATTCGTTTCGGAAGTTTGCTGATGGGAGTTTGGTTGAAAACGACCCATTCGGTTATGTCGAACAAATTGCCGGGTACTCAAAAGCTCGTGGTACGGACGGAGCATTTCTTGCGGTGGACAAACAAAACGGCCACCTAGCGTACCTTCCGTTCACTAAAGAAGAGCTTGACGTGTTCGACGTTGAAGGTCGAATTGAAAGCATCAAGAAGATTGTTGACAGTCCCACTCCGCCGGAACGCTGCTACCCAGATGAGAAAATGGGAGAGAGCGGTAATCGAAAACTCGGGGTAAACTGTTCGTACTGTTCTCATAAAGACAGATGTTGGGCTGATGCTAATGGTGGCATTGGGCTTCGTACTTTCATTTACGCAAATGGTCCGGTCTTCTTTACAAAGATTGTGGTCGAACCAAAGGTGTACGAAAAACAAAAGTTCTAAAGAAAGGAACTTAATGGACAACGACAATATCTTCCAATTGATTAGCAAGACGCCCGAGACTGCCGAACCCGACGAACCACTTGACTTTGACTATGTTATTATCGACCGTCAAGGCAATGAACACTACCATAGCGGCTTCCTGCTCTTTACGTCTCAGCACATCGCGGTCATGCGAGAAACACCTAAGGGTGCTCTCCCAGTCTTCGTAATTCCTCTCGATCAGGTCTACCTCGCTGAATTGATCGAGGACGACGAAGAAGAAGTTTAATGGCCTTTAAAAGCGGCTTCGAGCGGTCAACAGTCGCCGATCTCAAGTCTCGGGGGATTGCCTTCGAGTACGAAGGCCTAGAGTTCCCTTATGTTCTGCACGGCACTTACCATCCCGACCTACAGTTGATGGGTAACGGCATTGTCATAGAACTTAAGGGGCTCTTAGACCGAGAGAGCAAGCGTAAGATGGCCGCTATTCGGCAACAGTACCCAGACCTTGATATTCGATTTGTCTTTATGTACGCCGACAAAAAGATACCAGGAACCAAACAGACTCATGGCCAATGGGCAACCAAAAACGGCTTTAAGTGGGCTGAAGGAAAGGTTCCTCAGGAATGGGTCGATGAATAAAATCTTGATGGTGGACATTGAGTGGAAGCCCGCAACCGCCTACGTATGGAAGATGTGGGATGAGAACATTACACCTGATCAACTGATCGACGAGGGCGGCCTTCTTTGCTTCTGCGCTCATTGGCACGGCTCTAAGGAATACATGTTCTTCTCAGAATGGGACGACGGACTTGAAGGAATGGCCAAAGCGGCTTTGGACCTACTTAACGAGGCTGAGGCAGTCGTTACGTACAACGGCGACAAATACGATCTTCCAAAACTTCGAGGTACTATTATTCTTGCTGGTTTGCGTCCCCCCGCTCCTCCTACTAGCATTGATCTCATCAAGACGATAAAGAAGCTCGGGTTTGTCATGAACCGTCTTGCCTATATTGGTCCACTTTTAAATGTGGGCGGCAAAATGAAACACGAAGGCTTTCGTCTTTGGCGGTCTGTTCTTGAGGGCGACCCCCGAGCCCAGCAACGAATGAGAAAGTACTGTGTGCAAGACGTCAAGGTTCTTGTCGCTCTCTATAATCGGGTCAGACCTTTTATTGTCGATCACCCACACCTAGGGGACGACAAGGGAGCCTGCGGTTCTTGTGGGTCCAGCAATGTCCAACTTCGTGGGTTTAGACGCACCAAGTACTACAGAGTCCAGCGAGTTCAATGCCAGGATTGTGGGTCGTGGTCGATGGGTACAAGACAAAAGATATGACACCCGAGGATTTTAGGAATTTTATCTGTGACAGGTTCACCCCCGAGGAACTTATTGAGTTTCTCGGGGTGACCGTCGAAGAAGTGTTCGAGGCGTTTTATGATAAATGTTATGAGATAGATCTAGAGGACCTATAGGATGGGACCATGCGCGAAGACTGTTGTTACATGTACACTGATTACCCCCGATGGTAGGCGCTTTGTGGGAAGGAACGATTGCGAAACCCCCCAAGCTACATGCCCGCGCGAGATCGGGGAGGGTTATGAAAAGTGCAAGTCAATCTGTCACCAACCAGGACATGCCGAAGAACAGGTCCTTCGGTTGGCGGGGTACAGCGCAAGAGGAGCCAGAGCCTATATTGAAGGGCACAGATACGCCTGCCCTAATTGCCAAATGGAATTATTTAAGGCAGGTATTGCCGCCCTTACAATCGGAGCTCCACCAGCAAATGAGTGAGCAAATACCCGGAGCAGTAAAGTATGATCAAGGAAAGACCCCAGTCCTTAAGGGTGCAATTGCTTACTTCCCAAGAGCAGTTGAAAGCGTTGCTGCCGTCTCAGCTTTCGGAGCAACTAAGTACGCTTGGGCAGGATGGCGGCACGTTCCCGGGGGATTTGATAGATACTCTGATGCTTTGGTACGACACCTTATCGCCGAGGCAAAAGAGGAAGTATTGGACCCTGAGTCTGGACTTCTTCACGCTGCTCACGTCGCATGGAACGCCCTCGCGAGGCTTGAACTCCTAATT